ACTCCGCACAGGTGTTTCAAGGCGTATTGCCAGCCCTTGAGCAGTTGGGCCAACTTATGCAACAGTTCAAGCCACAACCACCTCCAATGGAAGGCGAGGCTCAGGCTGTGTTGCAGGCGTCTATGGCAGAGACTCAACGCCGTACAGCGGCAGACCAAGCCAAACTGGCATTCGACAATCAAAAACTGCAATTGTCACAGCAGGAAAAGGCGCAAGACAGAGATGCCAAGATTGCCATGAATGCCGAAAACAACTTGACGCAAGAGCGCATCAAGACCGCAGAAATGACCGTGGACGAGGTCAAACTGCGAAACGAGCAGGAAGAAACTGCAATCAAACTTAACCAATCCACACAACGCAACTTAGGAGAATGAAATGGAAAAAGAAGTCAAAGAACTGCAATCAGAGCAGGTACGTCAGAAGACCCGCATGGCGGCTGGCGCTTGGATTACAGGCGAATCACTGAAAGAGCAATCAAAAGCGACTATGCCAGAGGCTAACAGCGACCACGGGAATTTCTCCCAACCCAAGGGCGTGGACAAGTCCAACGCATGAAGTTAATTTCCGACTTTATCGGCGCTGTAAAAGCGCGTCAGGCAGAGATTGCACAGGGGTTGGCGCATGGAAATGCCGCTGACTTCAATGCATACCAACGCCTAGTCGGGGAAAACCTCGGACTTGAACAGTCCCTTGAGATTCTTAACTACCTTTTGAAAGAAGATGAAGATGACCGATAGCACGGTAGCGGGTAATGCCGCTGATTTAGAGGAAGCATTTCCTCTTGTAGACCCCGGTGCGATTCCCCTTGGTGCGCGTGTACTCGTGCAGTTGCGCAAAGCCAAGAAACGAATGACTCAATCTGGGATTATTTTGCCTGAAGAGACTCGCGACACCGAACGGGCGCAAAACCCCGTTGCCAAGGTGATTGCATTTGGCCCGTTGGCGTTTAAAAAGCGCGACACGATGGAGCCTTGGGTCGAGGGCATCTGGTGCGAAGTAGGAGATTTCCTACGAGTACCAAAATGGACTGGCGACCGCTGGGTTGTTCCGCATGGAGAAGACGACAACGTCGAATTCATGGTGCTGAACGACCACGAAGTGATTGCCAAGATTACAGGTAATCCACTTGAAGTGAGGGCATTCGTATGAGTACCGACAACCAAGCTGTAGAACAAGAAGTAATCGTCATTCAGGAAGAAAAAGACGGCTCGGCAACCATTGAGTTGCCTCAAAGCATCCCCTCCCCTGAAGTCCAGCACGATGACGACTCCGATGAAGCTGATGAACGCGCCCGCCAGAAGGAAATGGTGGTCGGCGGGGCTGTAGATGAGGACGCAGAGGCTCTTCGTGAGCAAAAACGCCTCAAGCGCCAGCGTCGCAAGGAGTATCACAAGCAAGTTTCTACCGAAAAAGACGTGAAACTTACGCTTTTGGAGCGTCAGAACCAGCAATTGCTCGAACGCCTCTCTGTTTTGGAGCGCAAGTCGCACGGAAGTGACCTTGCACGCCTTGACAAGGCCATCGAAGACCAAGATAACCGCATTTTGTTCGCAAAACAGAAAATTGCTGAGGCCACACGCAATGGCAACGGTGAATTGCTGACTTCTGCGCAGGAAATGTGGTTTGAAGCACGCCGACAGGCGGAGGCTTTGGCAAACCTGAAGAAACGCGCTGTCGCCCCACAGGCTCAACGCACGATTCAGGCTCCAGACCCTCAACTCCAACGCCATGCCAGCAACTGGATGGCGAATAACCCGTGGTACGACCCCAATGGCAAAGACCCTGACTCACGCCGCGCCCTGAATGAAGATGCCATCCTTGCGGAAGAGGGTTACGACCCAAAAACTTCCGAGTATTGGCAAGAACTTGACAGGCGCTTGCAAAGAGTAGTACCCCACAGGTATACTGAAGATGCAGACGAGAGACCACGCTCAAGACCGCGAAGTGCAGTGACGAGTTCAGGCCGCGAATTTGCATCGAATAATGGCAGAGGTAATTCATTTACCTTGTCACCTGAACAGGTGAGGGCTATGAAAGATGCAGGTATGTGGGATGACGCTGAGAAACGAGCGAAGATGATTCGACGCTACGCCTTAGAAGCACGCAACAATAACGGTTAAGGAGTAATAAAATGGATTCTCGTTTAAAGAAAAATTTGAATGCTGGAGACCGCGAAAATCGCGGCAGTCGCGACACGATTCGCGAGGCTCCAGAAGACAAAATGGCATCGTCGGATGAGCGTCGCAAGATGTGGAAAGACGAATGGACACAAAGTGCATTGCCCTCTGTCCCTGATATGAAGGGATGGCACGTTTGCTGGTTGTCTACAACTAACAGTTACGACAGCATTGATAAACGGCTTCGACTTGGGTACGTTCCCGTGAAAGCGGATGAGTTACCAGAGATGCGAAACAACCGTGTAAAAGCTGGAGAACATGAAGGTTTTATCTCGTGTAATGAGATGTTGCTTTACAAGATTCCTATGGACTTGTACCAAGAAGTGATGGCTCATTTTCACCATGATGCACCGCTGGAAGAAGCGAACAAAATTCGCCTTCAAGCAGAGCAAAATGTGGCACGCGATAGTCGAGGCAGAAGCCTCGGTCAGATAGAAGGCGAAGGGCTTAATGACATTGACAAACCGATTCCTGCGCCGCATTTTGCGGGGTAGGGTGTTTAACTGAACATTAGGAGTAAGACTATGTCTTCAATCAATGCTCCGTTTGGTCTGCGTCCTTCTTTCCACCCTACGGGTCTGGACAGAGCGGTTGCGCTTTCCAACGGTATTGCTTCAGCCTACAACACTGGCATTTTGAAAGGCCAACCTGTAGCACTGAACACAAGCGGCAACATCGTCGCCGCCACTGCTGGTAGTGCCTTCCAAGGTGCTTTCGCTGGTCACGAGTACACCGACCTCACTGGTCGTCGTATTGTGAGCAACCAATGGATTGCAAACACTGCATACCAAACTGGTTCTCAAGTGACTTATTACTATTCTGACCCTAACATCGTTTACGACATTCAGGCAGACGGTAGCTTGGCTCAAACTTCTGTTGGCGACCAAGCAAACTTTACAAACATTGCGGCTGGTTCTACCACCACTGGTTTGTCTCAATGCACCATCTCTACGAGTTTGGTGGGTTCGGGTAACGTGGGTGATTTGCGAATCATCAACTTGTCTCCCGGTGTCGATAACGCATGGGGTGACGCATACACCGTGGTTCAGGTTCAAGTGAGCCGTAGCCAGTATGTTGCCACCATCAATGCAATTTAAGGGGGACTAAAAAATGGCCGCTCCAATGCGCAGTACGGACTTTAGAAGCATCGTTGAACCAATTCTCAACGAATGCTTCGATGGAGTCTATGACCAACGTACCGATGAATGGTCACGAGTTTTCCGTGAACAAGAAGGTATCCCCCGTAACTACCACGAGGAACCAGTCCTTTATGGATTCGGAGCCGCTCCACAATTGCCTGACGGAACTCCTGTTTCGTATCAGCAAGGTGGTGTTCTCTTCTTGCAACGCTATGTGTACAACGTGTTTGGCCTCGCCTTCGCATTGACCAAAGTGTTGGTGGAAGACGGCGACCATATCCGTATCGGTCAGGTTTACGCCCGTCACTTGGCTCAGTCTTTGATTGAGACCAAAGAAACTTTGGCGGCAAACGTGTTGAACCGCGCTTTCAACAGCGCGTACCCCGGCGGTGACGGTGTTGCTCTGAACAGCGCATCACACCCCATCGTGAACGGTACTTTCAGCAACTTGCTGACCACTGCCGCGAACTTGAGCCAAACATCTCTCGAACAGATGTTGATTCAAATCCGCCAAGCTGTGGACAACAACGGCAAGAAGATTCGTCTGGTTCCACGTCAATTGATTGTGGCCCCCGGCAACGTCTTCCAAGCCGAAGTTCTGTTGAAGTCCGTCCTGCGTGCAGGTACAGGCAACAACGACGTCAACCCAATCAAGTCAATTGGCTTGCTTGACGAAGGCGCGGCTGTTCTGTCTCGTTTGACTTCATCTACCGCTTGGTGGGTGCAGACAGATGCTCCAGAAGGCATGAAGTTGTTGATGCGTCGTAAGCTGGAAAAGACTATGGAAGGTGATTTTGAAACCGACTCCATGCGCTACAAGGCTACCGAGCGTTACCAAGTGGGTTTCACTGACCCACGCGCCGTTTACGGCACACCGGGCGTCTAAACCGCGCCACACGGGGGTTGGGCTAAAACCCAGCCCCTTTTTTTGTTAATCTGTATTTGTCAAACTTTTCAAGGAGCAGACAAAATGCCTCAATATTCTGATGACCTATTTTTAGGCTCGGCTCAAACCTCTATGGGTACGGGTCTTCGCAACTACAGCACTACCGCAATCGGTGGTACTGGTGGTTCTTCTTCCACAACTCTGACAATCGCTTCTGTGGGCTTTGGCGCTCCAATCGTGGTTGGTATGTACGTTGACGGCACTAGCGTGACCGACGGCACTTACATCACTGCCCTTGGCACTGGTTCTGGTGGCGCTGGCACTTACACGCTGAACCAAGCAATCAACATTGCAAACGGTACTGCGTTGACATTGCACGACTTGGAGCCTTTCGACAATCCCGCTCCCATGAGCATCGGTGTTGGCCCGTTGGGTCGCATCTACGTTTGGGACGTGACTCCTCAAGCCGCTGTGGCAAACAACATTGCCGCTTCGCAAACTCCTGCCGCCGCTGGCGCATTGACGCTGACTGCTGGCACTTCTGTGAAGTCAATCACTACAGCCTCTGATGTTTCTGCTTTGGCGCTTGATATGCCTCGCGGTGTTCGCGTGACAACTGCAACCGCCGCTGTTGCTACTTTGTCAAGCGTCGTGATTGCAGGCACTGGTGGTCAAATCACTTTCACTTCACAGTCTGGTTTGGTAACTGGTCAGCGTTTGACTATCTCTGGCACTTTGGGTGGCACAGGTACTATTACTGGCTACACAGACCCAACTACCTACGTCCTAACCGCTGTGACAGCCACTTCTGCAACCCTGACTACTACAGCAGGCGCGGCAGTTGTAACCACCGCAGGTACACCAACAGGTTTGACCTACACCTTGGGCGTGGCTCCTGTGACTGTTACCGTGTCTGGTTTTGACTTTTACGGTCAAGCAATGAGCGAAGCAATCACTTCTAGCGCCGCTGTAAGCACTGCTGTGAATGGTTTGAAAGCCTTCTACCTCATCACCTCTGTTAGCGTGAGTGGCGCTACTGGTACTGCTTTGACTGTTGGCACAACCAACGTGTTGGGTATCCCAGTTCGCGTGACCAACGTGGCTTATGTGGCAAGCGTGAAGTCCAACAACACATTGGCGCAAGACGCTGGTACGTTTGTGGCGGCTGACACCAATACTGCTACGACCACCACTGGTGACGTTCGCGGTACATACACCCCTGCTACTGCGTCGAACGGTATCGTTCGCACCGTGATGGGAATTTTGTTGCCTGCAATCGCTGTTGGCCCTAACGCTACTCGCGTTGGCGCTCTCGGCGTAAATCAAGCCTAAAGGAGAGCAGTCATGGGTCAATTCAAACCAATGGTCAAGATGATGACCACTGAGCCTACAGTTGAGTTAAAACTCAAAAAAGGCGGTCACGTCAACATGAAAAAAGGTGGCAAAGCGGAAGCTGGTCACAAGAAGATGGCGATGGGCGGCGGTGCTTTGGACATGATGTCAGGTACGCCAGCCCTCGTTGGTCGTCCTGCTGTTAACGCTCCTGTTCGCGCACCGGGCAAGCCCTCTATGGCTTCACGTCGCAAGGCAATGATGCCCAAGAAGCCTGCTATGGCTATGCCTCCAATGAAAGAAGGCGGCGAGTCCAAAAAGACTCACATGGCTGAGATGTCAAAGATGAAGGGTCTTGAGAAAGAACTGAAGTCTCACGAGTCCAAGCCTGCCAGCAAGGGTCACAAAGGTCTGAAAACTGGCGGTGTTGCTCTGGGCAACGCTGGTGGCTACAAGAAGGGCGGCGACGTCAAGATGGCTAAAGGCGGCGTGGCTGGTAACGGCATCATCAACACCGAAAACCAAGGCGGCAAGTACCGCGATACCCTGATGCACACTGCTGAATACACTGGCAAGTCCAGTGGCAAAACTGGTGATGTGAAGATGGGTAACGGCGGCGGCTACAAAACTGGCGGCGTTGCTCTAGGCAATGCTGGCGGTTACAAAGCTGGAGGCAAAACCTCAAAAAAAGCCTACGCGGCGGGGGGTACTGTTAACTCAGGCCGTCCCGTCGCGATGCCCCAAGGCGCTAAAAAGCCATCGACACCCGTAAGCATCAATCAATTGTCTGGCACTTTCAAAAAGGGTGGCAAAGTCACCCCCGCTGAAGGTCGCTTGCAAAAGAACTTTGCGGCTGAGAACAAGACTGCTATGAAGCAGGCAAAGGCTCAGTCCAATGAGGTCTACAGCAAGTACCAGAAGATGCAGAAAGGTGGTTCTCCAACTCCAGACGAAAGTTTCTTTGACAAAAACAAAGTAGACCCAAAATCTGCAAGCGACAAAGCAAGTCGTGAGTTGGAAGAGGCGATGAACCCTTTGAGCATGGTGAAGGAATTGGCTGGCAAGGCGAAGGATTACTTCATGCCCAAGGCTGACATCCGTAAACCTGAAAGCGTGACCAAGACCAAAGAGTCTGTAACTGTTACACCAGCAGGAAAGAAGCGCGGCGGACGCGCTTGTTGAAAACGAGTGGGGGCTTCGGCCCCCGCTTCTAATTGGAGATAAATATGGCTGATGCAGTCGCAAGTCAAACGCTCATAGATGGTGAGCGGATGGCAATCATGAAATTCACCAACCTTTCTGACGGTACTGGTGAAAGCAAAGTTTTGAAGGTAGATGTTTCTGCTTTGACATCAAGTGCATCTGGTTTAGCCTGCACTGGCGTAACTATTACAAAAATCCATGCCGCAACGCATGGCTTGGAAGTACAGATTTATTGGGATGCAACCGCAGATGTATTTTGCTGGTGTGTGCCACAAAATTCTCAATACACGATGGATTTCGATAAGTTCGGCGGTTTGACTAACAACGCAGGCGCTGGCGTAACTGGTGATGTATTGTTCAGCACTGCGGATGCTTCTGCTGGTGACTTCTACACCATCGTCCTTGAGATGGTTAAATCTTACGGTTAATTATGCCAAGCAAATCACCAGCCCAACACAAATTGATGGCGGCGGTTGCGCACAACCCTGACTTTGCCAAGAAGACTGGCATTCCTCAAAAGGTCGGCAAAGAGTTTGTACAGGCAGACAAAAAGAAAATGGCTGATGGTGGCAAGGTAAACGAGGCTGGTAACTACACCAAACCTGAACTTAGGAAGCGTATTGTTTCTCAGGTTAAGTCTCAGGCGGTTCAGGGTACTGGGGCAGGTCAATGGTCGGCTCGAAAGGCTCAATTGGTTGCCAAGAAGTACAAAGACGCAGGTGGTGGTTATCGTGATTAAAAAGCCCCAGCAATCCCTCAAAGATTGGGGTGACCAAAAATGGAGAACGAAAAGTGGTAAAAAATCTTCTGACACGGGTGAAAGATACCTTCCAGAGTCTGCAATTAAAAGCCTCAGCCCTGCTGAGTATGCTTCGACGACCAAAGCAAAAAGAGCAGGCAAAGCCGCAGGAAAACAATTCGTAGCGCAACCCAAAAAGATTGCGCAAAAAACAGCTAGACACAGGTTTTAATCATGGCAAAAAAAAATCCATCTTTGGCTGTAGGGCGAGGTGAAAAACTTTCGACAAAACAAGGCGCAGGTCTTACTCAAAAAGGTCGCGAGAAGTACAATCGAGAGACTGGAAGCAATTTAAAGGCTCCACAACCTAAAGGCGGCGCTCGAAAAGACTCTTTTTGCGCACGCATGAGTGGTGTTGTGGAACATTCAAAAGGGGACGCACCACGCGCCAAGGCATCGCTGAAGCGGTGGAACTGCCCCGGCTGGTAAGGACAAGAAAACATGGCGTACTCTGACACCTACGGACAAACGGTCAATGTACAGACATTGATTGACCACGGCGCTCGTCGGTGCGGAAAACTGGCTGAGGAACTGACGTCTGAGCAGGTTCTTTCCGCTCGTCAATCGCTTGGCTTTTTGCTGTCCAACCTAATCAATCGCGGCATCCAATACTGGTGCATCAACAAAGAGGTCATTGGCCTCACCCCAGACAAATACCGCTACACCCTGCCTGACGGTGCTGTAGACACGCTCAACGTGCTATATCGCACCATGAACCGCCCTTCAGGCGCGTACACCTCCTCCGCTGGCGGTGTAGTTGAGAATCTCTACGACAACAACATTGACACCTACACCCAGCAGACTTCTGCCAATGGGAACTTCACGGTCAATTACGGCGTCACAAACCCCATTTATGCAGGCTCTATTGGGTTTTTGCCCTACATTGCTGGTGGTGGGTCAGCCACATGGAATATTTCGCTTCAATACTCGTCTGATGGGGTGACGTACTCCACTTTGGAGAACCTTGGAGCCATCTCTGTGACCGACAACACATGGGTGTGGACGGATATAGACCCCGGTCAAAACGTCGCTTTTTACCGTATTCAAGCCTCTGGCGGGACTACTTTAGCCCTGCGCGAGTGGTACATCGGCAATAACAGCACTGAGGTGATGATGTCTCGCCTGAACCGCGACGACTACACCAACTTGCCCAACAAGAACTTCACGGCAAACCAGCCTTTCCAATTTTGGTTTGACCGCACCATCCCCAACCCCACAATTTACCTGTGGCCCACCCCCAGCAATGCCTTTGTGCAAATGACTGTGTGGTACTCCACCCAAATCATGGACGTGGGCGCTTTGACCAATGAATTGCAGATTCCACAACGCTGGTACGAGGCGGTGGTGTTCATGCTGGCTCACCGTATGAGCCTCGAACTGCCACAAGTACCAATGGACAGGGTTGGCTATCTGGAGAAGATGGCTGAGAAGTACCTGTACGAAGCCGAGCAGGAAGAGCGCGACAAATCGCCGATTTACTTCGCCCCTAACATCTCTGTGTACACGAGGTAACCGATGCCCATTTTCTTGGACACAACGGGACTGACTTCACTTGCCATTGCGGTATGCGATAGGTGCAAGATGAAAAAGCCGTATGTGAACTTGAGACCTGATGGAAACTCCCCCGGCCTCCGCGTCTGTGGCGACGGATGCTGGGACACGCTTGACCCCTACCGTTTGGCGGCACGGAAAACCGAAAGGATTAACCTTCGGTTTGCACGCCCTGATGTGAGTGTTGCGGCTAACGATAACTTCCTGATGACAGGAACTCAGAACTTGGATGGCTCAAGCCAGTTCATGATTTCGACCGAACAAAATACTCAAACTCCGACCAACACAGGGAACAAGGACACGATTGCACCGAACCCTCCAGACAATACGAGTACATAAATGTCAGCACAAGTCACCATACTCCAACTCCCAGCGGCTGGTGCTATCACAGGCTCCGAGTCAGTTCCTATTGTCCAAAATGGTGTGACGGTACAGACGACCACGGGCGCGATTGCCGCCGCTCCGTCGCAACCCTACACCTACCTGACAGTCACTCAGACTCCGCAACTTCCTAACAGCCGCTACGTTGGCGCAACCAACGGTCTGATTTTGACCGATGGCGGTGCGCAGGGACTCTTTAATATCAGCACCACAGGCGCTTTGTTGTCTCTGGTGAACTCCAGTGCTGGCATACAGGTTAAAACCGACGCTACGACCCTCGTGAACCGTTCTATTGCTATCACTGGCGCTGGAATAGGGGTTACCAACGGAGATGGTATTGCAGGCAATCCAACGCTCGGATTGACTGGTCAGGTGCTAAACCTTGCCAACGCAAGTTTCAACGGTTTTATGGTGCTGACAAGCGCTGGCTCAATTACTTCTACCACTTTGGTAGGCACAGCAAACCAGATTGGCATCACGAACACCAATGGTGTGGGCAACCCAGTATTTTCGATTGCGGATAACGCAATATTCCCCGGCACGGGCGCGGTCACCGTCCCCATCGGCACTACAGGTCAACGCCCCACCTCTCCTGTTTCGGGAATGATTCGTTTTGACACCACTGATGGTGCGTACTATGGCTATGCCACGGGCGCATGGAGGCAGTTTTCTCTGGCTGGTGGCGTTACCCTTGTCAACACTGGAACAGGCTTGACTGGTGGCCCTATCACTGGTGTTGGCACAATTTCTCTTGCTGATACCGCTGTCACTGCTGGCTCTTACGGCTCTTCGACTCAGGTAGGAACTTTTACGGTCAACGCTCAAGGTCAACTGACTGCCGCCGCCAACGTGGCTATCAGCGCTTCTTCAATCGGCGCGGTGACCACCATCAACGGTACGGCAAACGAAATTACTTCGACAGGCACAACGACTGTCACATTGTCTTTGCCTTCGGCTTTGACCTTTACTGGCAAGACAATAACTGGCGGAACGTACTCTTCTCCCAATATTGCCCTCATCATTAACTCTGGCACATTGACCCTGCCAACTAGCACTGATACCTTGGTGGGTCGTGCGACAACAGACACGCTGACCAACAAATCAATCAGCGGCTCGACCAACACGCTGACCAACATTGCCAATGCAAGCCTGACCAATTCGTCTGTGACTATTGGTACTACGCCAATTGCTTTGGGTGCATCAAGCCTTACTTTGGGTGGTCTGACTTCTGTTGCCGTAACGCAAGACCCAACAAGCGCGTTGCAGTTGGCAACCAAACAATATGTGGATGCGGTGGCTGAAGGTCTTCACGTTCACGCGGCTTGCGCGGCGGCAACCACTGGAACGCTTGC